GCATGTAATCGCTGTCACGCACGTTGTTGGCGTCTGCGTTGATTTCCTTCATGCCGACAACTGACGTGATAGCCGCCCTCTGGCCCTCGGTCATGTTGTGCGTCGGGACCGTCATGCGTACAGGGGCGCTCCGGCTGATGGCGGTGATTGGGCGATATACGAGCGTATCCGGAATCTCGCACCGGATAACAATCTGCGTCGTCTTGCCCTGCTTGAGCGTGATGTCGTGCTTATTGGCCGTTGCCATTATCGTTTCCCGTTGTTCATTCCGGACTGCTGCCCGTTGTTCCCACTCATGCCGGTCATGATTTCCTGGCGCGTCAGGCGGTCGTTCATGGAGCGCATTTCGATGGCCGACTCGCGCATGTACTGACGCATCTCGATCCGAAACTCTTCCTGCGCCTTGGCATACACGGCCAGCTCGCGGGCGTTGTCGCGCGCCGTAAGGTAGGAGCCGCCAACCGCAGACACGCCGCCGATGACGATTGCCGTCGCAACGGCCTTCATGTCGACCTGCATCTGCTGCGTCATGCCGAACAGGGCGAAGGAATAGATCGCGTCCTTCAGCCTTGCCAGGTAGGCGTGGTCTGCTTGCTCAATCACGTTGGGCCTCTTTCTGCTGTCGTTCGTGTTCTTGTAGCCAGATCAGGTTCAGCGTTGCTTCAGAGCATTCGGCCGCAAGTCGGACGGGATCAGATACAGCGTCTTGGGCGGCTGCATCAATTCCTCGGGTGCTGATGTCCGGGGCGGGCACGGGGCTGGTACGGGCACTGGCGTATTGGTTGCGCAACCGCTGATAATCAGCGCGCAGGCGATCAAGATTGGCTTCATACTTTTTCCTCGTTTCCTCGACGGCGAGATTGCTGGCGGCAATGACCTCGGCGGTCTTCGTTTCCTGTTGCTTGCCCAAGGTCTCCACCTGTTTCCGGTACGACTCGAACCGCGCCTCGCACACCGCAACGCGCTCTTTCTGCGCCTGAGCCGCGTGCTTCTCCATCTGCCAGGCGAAGGCGGTCAGCAGGTTGGTGAAGACCAGGCCGGCGATGACGTAGAGGGTGGCGGGGTTCAGGCCAAACACAGTTCCATCTCCTTCTGGCGGCGCTTGGTCAGACCCGGAAGCGGCACAAGCACCCCGCCTACGCGGGCCTTATTCCAGCGCAAGAGTTCGCTACACGCCGCTTCGTAGTTGCCTGCTTGAAGGTGCCGCGAAGCCGTAGAGTCGCACGCGACCTTTGGCCCCAAGTTGAACACTGCATCCGCAAAAGCTGCGTGTACGTTTTGCGGTAGCGATGGGTGGCACCTTTCGACAACCGATACAGCTTCAAGCATGTCTTCGGTGAGTAGATTTTTGCATTCATCAAGGCTGTACCGCTTTCCCTTCACTACATCCGGCCCGGTGTGCCCGTAGCACACGGTCAAAATCCCCGGCGGATCGTAGTAGGCCCACTGGCGCAAGCCCTCGGCCGGCACCGCAATCGCGGTAGCCAGTGCTGCGACAACACCGAGGCGCTTGGCCTTGTCGTTCATTCGAGGCCACCCTTTAGCGCCCAATCGCGGAGCATTTCAGCCAGCCAGAGTGCGTCCTTCCTGTCCATTCGTGACGAACGCACAAGCAAGCACCCCTCTGCGTCATAGCCAACAACCAATACATCTTGCAGGTTGTCGTGGTCTGAAAACTCAAGTGCCGACAGAAGCGCCTGTCTTGGTGTGAACGTGGTGGAAGCGGGGAGCGCGGTAATCACTTGCCATCCTCCGCGATGTCCTCGGCTTCTTTCTGTGCCAGCACGGCGATGGCCGTAGCGATAGCGGTAGCAGCAGCGATGCGGCGGGCCTTGTCGTTCATTTCAGATTTGCGCCCCGCAAGCGCCAACGTCGCGCCGCTCGAACAGGTCTTGCTTGAGCGCGTAGCCCATCAGCGGCCAGATTTTTGCCACGGCGTTCTGCCGGGCGATCTTGCGACCGAGTTCAGCGTCGAAGTTCTCCGGGCTGGCGCAGGCGCTCTCGCCCGTGACGGTGAAGCCGTTGCGCAGGACGAGGACGCAGAAAGTCAGCAACTCAAGGTTCGGGTCAGCGACAGCATCCAAGCCGATAGCCTGCGCGGCACCCACGGCCCCTTCTTGCGCAGTGAAATACCGCACGTAGGCGATGTTCGCCTCGATGTCCGCCGGTGTAACGCGCGGCGCGGTCAGCCCCTTGGCTTGGATTTCCTGTTCAATGCTTTGGCAGTTCATTTGATTCTCCTTCGTTAGTAATCTCTTCAGCTTCCTTCTGCGCCAGCACGCGGGCGAGAATCCCGAGGGCCGACAGCACGCCGATCAGCGCCGGAGCAACACCGGCAGGCAAGAACGAGGCGCCAGCAACCTGCAACACCACTTCGCAACCGGAGACGAGGGCAGCCAGGCCGAGGAACTTGACGCTCCATGCCTTTTTCAGCACGTCTTTCCAGTTGGGAAGCAGTGTCATCGCTGAACCTCCAGGGTCACTCGTTCCCCGGCTTCCGTAGCAGACTCAACCAGGGCGACAAGGCGCCTTTGAGTAGAGAGGCATGGAAGGACACCATTGCTGCCGCGTACTCGGCCGAGAACAACATCACAGCCCGCAACGCCTCCGAGCCATCCAAGCCCGTGGGCGTAGGCCATCGGAACGCTGCCATGTTCCGTCGCTGTGAGTACTTCGACCTCGTAGACTCCGAGAGGTAGATCGGCTCGACCATTTCCCACTCCTGTCCGGCAGAACATGAGTCCGCCTGTGTAGAGAATTTCGTTTTCGGCGTGCAGTTTCATCGTGTTCTCAAGTGCTTACACGTAAGCAATTCTACACTATTCGAGCAGGCCAAGGTCGTCTTCGACGACTTCTTCCGCCTTCTTCTTGGCACGCGGCTTCTTCACTTCCGACACAATCTCGGCGTCGGTGATGGTCGGTTCAATGTACTCGCGGCCTTCCGGCGTCAGGTGGAACTCCATGCCGTTGAAAAAACCGACTTTCAGGTGCTTCTTGCGCGGGTATCCGTCCGGGCCTTCCACGTCGATCACGATGATGATACCGCCAGCAGTAACCTGCGCTTCGTCACCGAGCTTCTTCATTACTGCATCAAACGACCAGATCATTTACATCTCCTTATTTGAAAACGGGGGCCGAAGCCCCCGCCATAGTTGCGCTATTAGGCGCCGACGAACTGAATCCAGGTGTCCGTGCCGGTGCACAGGAACAGGGAGTTCTTCGTCTTGTAGGTAGTGACCGCCAGCGAAACAGCCGCGCCAGCGGAACCGCCGTTAATGGTGCCCGTCGCCGTAGCCGGATAAACCGACAGGGCGTTGGCGCCGTTGTTGGTCACAAACACCAGATCACCGGCAGCGGCACCCGCCGGCAGGGCAACACCGGTCGAAGCAGCCGCAGTAGCGACGACGTTGGTACGGGCGTTCAGCTTGAGCGCGTCAGCCAGGGCCGAGCCAGTAGCCGTCAGGCCAGTAGCCGCCGATTCATTGTATCCACGCATGGAATTCTCCTTGAAAGAGGTTGTCAGCAGGGGCCGAAGCCCCTACTAATTTGCCTACCGATTAGTAGACAATGGCAAGAGCCAGCGATTCAGGTTTAACAACCTTCCGCCCGTACACGTTTACTCCTCTCACGAAATCTCCAAAATCCGAAGGGTTGCGAACCGTCTCGGTCTTGGTGAATTGCGAAGCGAAGGTCAGCGCCGACTTGTGGCCAGCGATGATGACGCGGTTCTTCTGCGCGTGGGTGCCACCGGCAGCAACGGTTTGCGAGCCGTCACCGGAGGTCCAGGTCGTACCGCCCGAAGCGCCACGGGGCAGGTTGTTGGTCACGTACACGTCGAAGCGGTCGATCATGCCGATCTTGCCGTTGCGCAGGATGGACTGCGAATCACCGGTCAGGTACGCCTGCTGGAGATTGCTGTTCATGAGCGCCTGGCGGGTCACGGGGTCGATCAGCAGGAAACGCTCGGATTCCGGAATGTTCTGCTCGTCGAGGACAGCCGCCATCGCGGTGATCGTCGAAATCGCAGCGGTCGCGCCAGCGAGGTTGACCGGCGCAGTAACCGTACCGAGGTTGAACGAAGCCGACTTGGCGCCGGCAGTACCACCCTGGTTGGCCGCAGCGGCACCGGTAAAGGTGGCGAAGAAGCACTCGGAGTCGATGGAAACCTTCATCTGCATACCGGCGTCGTTGGAGAACATATCCAACAGCTTCGGCTGCGCTTGCAGGTTGAGCAGATCGTTGACCTGGAAGGCGTAGTACTTGCCCTGGTCGATAACCAGTTCGAGGGTGCTCGGGGTCGGCACCTGATAGTTCAGACCTTGGCCCGGAACGTAGGTGCTGATGGCGATGTCCGGGATGTTCTGGATGATGACCTTATCACCCATGCCGGAGATTTCGCCTTCCCAGTTGGTGTTCGACACGGCGGCAAACGTCGACGCGGTATAGAACTTCTGGTTGAGCTTGCTCGACCAAATGGTCGGGATGAAGGTGCCGGAGTAAGCCGGCGTGGTATTGAAAGGTGCGCCGACCGGGTAGACGGCGCCTGCGGTGATGGTAGCCATAATGCTATCTCCTGATTACACGTAAGCGGTTGAACGCTCCGGCATCAGAAACGCACCCGTCCTTCGGCATAGGCAGTCTCGGCCTCGGCAACCAGTGCGTCGTA